CTTCCCTCTGATGGAGGAACTGAATCATCATCATAACCAAATCTTGCTAATCTTTCTGTATTTAGTTCTGCTTCTGACTGTGCATATCCGGGTAAGTCATTAACTATCTTAGGGTCATACCCTTGTTTAATTAAATCACTTACAGATTTCTTAACTCTATGACAAACAAAGTCTGCATCTTCTAAGTTTACTGCTCTTCTTGATACTAAAAATTCTTCAGGTGGTACAGATACTACTCTTACTTGTCCATATCCTTTGTAGCATTTAGCTTTAACATCATGTGTTTCTACCTTTGGTGCTACTAAATTACCAAAATCATCTACTACTTCTTTAGATTCTACCGTTGCTGTGTGTTCTATAACTTCAAAATCATCATTAGCTAGTATAGATTGGTACTCAATGTCAGTTAAATTGGTATAAGTTTCTGTATGAACGTCCTCTTTTTCTTCCCAATAATGCTTGATAACTCCAGTCTTAGATATAAGTGCATCTTTAAAAGCATCATATAAGACCTTAAAGCCGTTGTTTTGGCGATTAAAAACATAATTGACATAGTCGGTTGCCTGTTGTGCCATCTCCTCATCTTCAGGTCCTTGAGGTTCAAATTCAGCTATGTTGTTATGTGTAGTAAATATACGCATAAGACTTGGCATAATGTATTCAACTGTATCTCTTACATCAGTTGTTACAATTTCTGAACGTCCATCTATTTCGTTACCGAATGGCTCACCTAAATAATACTTCATTGACTCTTCTCTTTGGTCAGAAAGTTCTGAGTTTGCGTATCCTGTAGCTTGTTGAATCTCTGCACTCAGTTGTGCAGCTAACTCATCATCACTTATCTTTCTTGGTTTTTTTGCCATTAGATTCCTTTAATTTTTTTATTTCTTCTTGTAACTCAGCTACTTGAATTTCCAAGTCTCTTAACTTGTAAGCCATTTGTGTAGGTGATGCTACTAGATTTTCCACTAGATAGAGTATCCTTTTTTTCTTGAAGTTTTGATACCATGTTTCTTATGAGTTTTTTTCATTCTGTTATAATACTCTTGCATAGCTTTTGTTTTAGATTTAGGTGTATTTGATTTTTTAGCAGCAGAACCACCTTGTGATTTTAATGCTTTAACTGCTTTTGTTTTAGCAGACTTGTTTGCAGAGTCCATTAGTTTTTTATATGCACTTGCACCTGCTACGTTTTTAAGTTCTGCTCTTTGTTTTTTAGCAGCACCCTTTGGGTTGGTCATTAAATTTTTTAACCATTCTGACATTGTTGTCTCCTATACTACTGCGACATCAGGTCCTAGTCTGCCTTTACTATTCCACTTAGATGTTTCAGTTGTTGAATATCTTAGACTCATAACAGCATAACGTGTTGCTGACATTAAGTCATCCTTAAGTTTTACGACCTTACCATCTTTACGATGATACAGTCGGTACTCTTCAAACCATTCATAACAAGTATTAAATACTTTAAACTTGCCTTGTTCCATACGTGTAAGCATTTCCATTAGTCCTGCTTCTACACTGTTACCACCTTTCTTCTCACCTAATGCAGGTGGGTTCTCAAAATGAAATGGCAACATGTTTACATTAGCCGTTCTATATTGTTCAGCTAAAGTTATACCACTACCTTTATCGTGTTGGTATCCATCATGTGGAAACGCAACAGGGATGTAATGACTACCCTCACGTTCATTGATATGACTCGCATGATAGCTAGGTATTTGTTTACTCATACTGTATACATCATAGATGTAAACGATATCTTCATCTCTGTCCCATGCTACCCATACAACTGCTGTTGGATGGTCGTAGCCAAAATCAAGACCTGCGATACGGGGGTAATGAGATGGTATGCTAAAGGGTTCACAGGTCAAGGTATCTTCTAATATAGGGAATATTAATCCACTACCAATGGTAGGTATCCCTTTACTTCTCATCTCCCTCTCATGTGGAGGAAGTGCTTGAAGTATTTGTTCTTTCATATCATCGGTCAAATGCTCTGCATCATTCCAACTTGCCGTTATCAATGCCTGTCCGGGCTTTAAATCCGATGTAAAACTTTGTACTACCTCAGTAACACCTGACTCAGGAGTAAAGGTCATATAGACCATACCACGTCTGTCTAGTGTTCTAGTTACACACTGGGAGTATATATCTTGTGGTGGTTCTTCATCTAACCATATGAGGTCAATTGACTCCCCCATAAATTTTTCAGAACCCATTTCATAAGCTTTAAAGGCAACTCTCGACCACCCACCTGATTTGTGTTTAACAAGGACTGACGAATGTGCGTTAGGCACACCGGGTTTCCTTGTCGTTTCGCCAATGAGATGTTTAGGGATACTTCCTTTCCCCTTATCTCTTGGGTTGTCGGGTTGCCCAAATAATTCTCTTTGGCAGATATCTCGTGTCGTTTCATTAGACGCACCACATACCCAAGCCCTAATCGGCTCATTATATCTTTTACCTACCCACCACTCAGGATACTCTCCTGTCAAATGTATCGCCATTTCCATAGCACCGACAAAAGATTTACCTACCCTGTTTGCCGCCATCAACAATCGTTGGTTAGCATCAGTACCAGTTTCGTGGAAGTTTAGTTGGAATCTGTAGGGCTTGTAATAGTTTAATCTATTCTCTTCTTGCCGTTTAGTAAGGGTGGATATTATCTCATCAATTCTTTCTTGTTCTGTAGACATAGCTATCCAAGACAGAATATACCACAGTTTAGTTGAGTGCGTCAAAGTAATATTAGTAGCAAATGTTCTACTAATACATTCTTCCATGGGAATATGAGATAGAGATATATATATATACACGCAGGGCTAGGGGGGTCGATAGGGTTTAGAATGATTCTAAGTCGCATATGAGAATGATTCTTAGAACTATTCTAAAATATTTCTAGCCGTGTGAGTGAATCGGGGAAGACGTCTTTTCTCTACTTATATTCTAATATTCTTATATAGTTATTAAATAAATTACTAAAATTATAATATTAATATATTACTTTATACTATAGGAATCTTTAACGGTTGGGTTGGGCAAAATCTAAAATTATAATGGTTCTAATTCTCATTTAATAATCGGTATCATTTAGAATGTTAAAAGGTTCGTATAATATTGAGAATCGCTCTCATTTGGTGTCTTCCTGTATTGCCTGTAATCGTCTTTATATTAGTTTTATATAGTAGAATATAGTAATTATTATTGTCTTATTATGGGCTATTTAAGACGGTTTAACGGGCAATTTAGTATATTAGTAATTTCTTATGTTCTACCTAGTATATTATTGTCTGAATGTCAAGAAATTTAATTATGTTTTTTTTTAGTTTTTTTTCATGTTCTCCTTGCATTCTTTGTAGAACCTGATAATCTTCTAAGCATAGAGGTTAATTGAGAAGTTAAATATCTCAAGGATAAAAGACCAACTACTGAAAACGAGTAAGTAGCAACTGGTAGCGACAACGCACCGACCTCTTGGAAAACGGTGGCTTAGGTTGGGTGGTTGAGTGATGTAAGAGAACAACACCACATGCTTAGAGAGGAACACGCAAAGACTTTAAAAAGTCCGACATCTCGGGGCAAGATTCGGAAACATGTGGCAATAGTTAGCCAAGGATGAAAACACAACCCAGTTTGGAAAGGAGACGGAACAAGGTGGGAGAGTAATCTTTGGGGAGAAGTAGCCACATATTACGGCACGGTTAAACAGACCGAGAAGAATATATAATTGCTTATGTTGTGCTTGAAATACGGTACAACATAGGCAATAATTAACGATAACAATGGAGAAAAAAATGATTGAATCTTACACCGAAGATTTGAGTAAGTTTGGATATAGAGAAAAAGCAATAGCAAATGATTTAATCCAAGCACTTAACAACAAGAAAACCCCTGATGATTTCGATTTATCAGGAGTGAAAGTAGCTTTCAACATGATGAGTGGCTATGTATTTTTAACTAATGACGAGTACCAAGTATGCATGATAGATGATGAGAATAATTTATATTCTTTTTATACTTTAATGTATGAGGGATTGGAGGGAGATTTTGATGAATTGCTTGAGCAATATGAAGATATGCACCCTGAAGACCAAGAACAATTTAGAGACATAGCAAAAAACATAGGTAGAGAAGAAGAGATAAAATGCAATATATAACAATAATATCCATATGGTTTATGATATGGATTCTAATAATATTTTAACGACAACAACGAGGAAAAAAATGAGCAAGAAAACATTTCAAGTAATAACAGACACAGCATATTCAACATTACATCACATAACTGCAC